TCTTCTCGATATTAATTGTCGAACAGTTGAGCAGTTGGCAGAAGCTAATGAAGAAACTGTTATGCGCATTGGTATGGGAGGGCGCGCACTCAAGCATAAGGCAATTGCTTGGCTTGAGTCAGCAAATGAGACTGGCAAAGTTGCCGAGGAATTAGCTTCGTTACGCCAGCGGAATGAGGAACTCGAACTTCGAGATAAAGAGCGTGAAAAGGAGTTGAAAGAACTCCAATCCGAAGTGAAGGCTCTTACTAAAGCTGCTAAGGAAACCGCATAATGTCTCTGCTGTCGGTTATTCAGGATTTTTGCAAGCTACATGCATTGGCAGTTCCTACTGCTATAATCGGCAGCACAGATACTCAGACTATCCAATTACAGGCAATTCTCGACGAATTAGTTCGGGAGTTAGTTACTGAGAGTAAATTCCAAGTAACGACTTTAGAAGCTGTTTTTTCAACAGTTCCTGGCGAAGATCAGGGATTAATTACCGATTTGGCTCCTAATGGATATCAGCGCGCCATTTTTGAGACGTTCTATGACAGGACGTTGAGGCGACCATTATCGGGACCGGTCAGTGAAACTGAATGGCAACAACTTAAAGCCCTGCCTAGTACTGGGACTTATTATAAATTCCGTCTGCGCGGTAATCATCTTTTGCTTTATCCTGCACCATTTACTTCGAGTAGCGATATCGCTTTCGAATATATGAGTGATTGGGCTTATAAAGATGCAACTACAGGAGCGGCTAAAGACTCGGTAACTGTCGATACAGATGCTTTCGTATTTCCTGAGAATATTCTTAAAAAGGGTTTGGCTTATAGGTTTAAGCAAATTAAGGGTCTTCCGTACCAAGCAGATGAAAAAGCTTATTGGGACATGGTGAATAATTATATTGCGACGAATAAAGTTAGTAGACGAATTAATGTCTCGGAAGGCGCGCCGGTCGATATAAAGCCTGGCATTTTCGTACCCTCAAACACTTGGTCGGTTACTTAATGCGCGGCGGACCTTCTCTTTCCCGTATGACGCAGCCTAGGCCAGTTAATGAAGCGTTGGCGCGCCCATATTCCCATCCAGCTCCTTATGATGGATGGAATGCGCGCGGTAATCTGGCGAATATGAAGCCAACTGAAGCACTTCTCATGGATAACGTAGTTCCTGGAGTGCAGAATGTAACTCTTCGCAATGGGTGTCAGGATTGGAAAACTGGCGCGGCAGCTAATGTTCATTCATTTTTAGCTTGGAATGGACCTACGGCTGCCAAGTTATTTGCTGCTACTAATGGCGGTATTTACAACGTAACTTTAACTGGAACTTGGCCTACTGCCGAAACTCCAACAGTAACTAATGGTTATTGGGTTGGAGTAATGACAGCTACTTCTGGAGGCAATTTTCTAGTAGCTGTTAATGGCGTTGACGCGCCAATTGGCTATGATGGAACGACTTGGACAACACCCGCAATTACAGGTCCAGCGGATATTACAAAATTAAGTTATGTCGCCTTGCATAAGCATCGTCTGTGGTTTATCGAAAAGAACTCCACCAATCTTTGGTATTTGGGAACTGATGCTATAACAGGCGCGGCATCTAAATTTCCTGTCGGACCTATTTTTACCAAAGGAGGTTCAATTGTTGCTCTTGGAACTTGGACACTTGATGGTGGCAATGGGTCTGATGATTATTTTGTTATTGTTACTTCTAATGGGCAAATTGCTGTTTATGCGGGTACTGATCCGTCAGCATCGACAACATGGGCTTTGATTGGAGTTTATAATACAGCTCGACCGATTGGCGCGAAACCGCTGTTAAAGTACGGTGGTGATCTTCTTTATTTAAGTGCTGTAGGCATCATTCCGCTATCTACGCTAGTTCAGTCTACAGTTGTGGACAGAACTAAAACTATCAGCTTTAATATTGACGGTGCTTTTCTCGATGCAATTGCTTCATATTCAGCTAATATTGGCTGGGATATGGTATTGCATACAAGTACAAATGCGTTGTGGGTGAATATTCCAGTTCAAACTGATACGTCCGCAGTACAGTTTGTTATGAATACTACTACCAAAGCTTGGTGTAGATTTACTAACTGGAATGCAGCTTGTTGGGCCGAATTTGGTGGGAATATCTATTTCGGAACAGGCGCGAAAGTTGTTAAAGCTTGGGTAGGTTCAACTGATTTTGGTCAGGCAATTGTTGGGAATGTTGCGCAAGCTTATTCTCGCTACGGTAATACTATTCAATCTAAGGTTAATCTCGTCAGACCTAATTTTGGATTTACTGGTCCGACTCAGGTAAATATGGCTTTTGATAGCGATTTTAAAGCTTTCAATGGGCAAACAATTTTTACCTATGTACCTGTTGGTACGGGCGCTATTTGGGATACTGGTCTTTGGAATAATGGTACATGGGACAGTGGTGCTAGTCTCTGGGACCCCAAATGGATAACTGTTCCGGGCGATTTGGGGTATCTGCATTCTTTTAGGTTGCAAATAATCGCCAGTTCAGGCAATTTTATTTGGACGTCAACGGATATGGCTTTGACGTCTGCGGGGATTTTGTGAAGCGGGTTCTAGTAGGACATGAACCTCTCTTCGGGCCGTGGATGTGTCATATCCTTGGTATTAAGTGGAACCCAGGAAGAGGTTCCATTATTGGGTTGTGGGATGATGTAAGATGTGTTCCGTTAGCTGCCGTTTTGTACGATAGTTATAATGGAGCGAGTATAGTAGGGCACTTAGTGGGGGTGGGGAAAAAATGGATGAACAGAGAATTTCTCTGGTTTTCATTCTATTATCCCTTTGAACAGCTAGGTGTAAAAAAGATTATCGGACCTGTTCCGTCGGATAATCTGATAGCCCAGAGGCTCGATGAGCATCTAGGTTTTCGTCTTGAGGCGACCCTCAAGGATGCCGCCCCGAAAGGGGATTTACTGATCTACACTATGACTAAAGATCAGTGCAAATGGCTTTCCTTAAGGGATTTACAGAGTGAGCAAACCAGAAGCACCGCCGCCGCCTGATCTTGTTGGCGCGGCACAAGCACAAGGCAGAGCGAACGAAAACTCCGCGCTCGCAACTAATTATCTTAATCAGGTAAATCAAGTCGGGCCGAACGGTTCACTGACTTATCGCTATGACCAAAATGGCGGATTTACTCTGCCCGATGGAACGCATATTCCAGCGGTTACAGCCACTACAACACTTTCACCTGATCAGCAGCATCTATTAGATCAGCAAAATCAAATCTCCGGCTCGTTGAATGATCTTGCTTCGAGAGGAATTAACTATGTCTCGGACGCTACTTCTCATTCGCCTACAGCCAGTCAATTCAATCCGCTTATTCAGACTGCTCCTGCGTCAGGGAATGATCAGCGCGACGCCATTACTAACGCGTACATGCAAAGATTGCAGCCCCAAATTGATCAAGACAGGGCAGCACTTGAAACTAAACTCGCAAATCAAGGAATTACCCAAGGCTCCGATGCCTACAATAATGCTGAACGAGAGTTCCAGCAAGGTGTTAACGATCAGCGAACTTCCGCTCTTCTGGCGGGAGACCAGCAACAACAGATGTTGTTTAACCAAGGTTTAGCTGGTAGTCAGTTTGTCAATCAGGCGCAGCAACAGGCAATTCAAGAAGCGAATTACTTCCAGACGCAACCGCTTAGCGTACTCAATGCACTTCGAACTGGCAATCAACCTACAATGCCGCAGTTTGGTAATGTTGCTGGTGGTGCGCAAATTCAAGCCGCACCGATTTACCAAGCAACGGCTGATCAATATGCGGCTGCAATGCAGAATTATAATGCGCAACTGCAACAGTCTAGTGGTTTGATGAGCGGTATTGCGGGACTTGGAAGCGCGGCAATCATGGCTTCGGATAGGAGACTTAAGAAAGGGATTAGATATCTCTTCACGCGCGCCGATGGTCTGCGAGTTTATCTTTACAAGTATATTTGGGGTGGTCCACTGCGCGCCGGTGTTATGGCTGATGAAGTAGCGCGGCTACGTCCAGATGCACTTGGTCCAGTTATTTGTGGATTTGCAACAGTTAATTATGGTGTGCTCTAATGGCTG